AACCCTTGCTGTTGTCTTTAGAGCGGGTGTACTCCTGAAGCTTGCCTGAACCAGCGACAGTAATCTTGTCTCCTTTGTGCAGGTACTCCATCACAGTGTCAGCACGCTTGCCCCATACAGCGCAGTTGATCCATGTGGTTTCGTCTTTGCCAGTGTTAGCAGCCAAGCTGAACTCAGCAACTTGGGTATCCTTGACTTCCTTAAGTTCAGGGTCTTTGCCGAGGTTGCCGTGAGCGGTGATGTTGAGCATTACTTTGCGTTGAAAAATTTGGAAACGATGGTTGTCAGCGCCATGTTCACAACACCGTTATGGCGTTGGTCGGCATAGTGCCGAAGCTGTTTGGCTAGATCAGAATCCAGCCTGACTTGGAAGTGGCGATTGCGTCGTTCATCATCGCGCAATGCTTGAACTGTTTTTTCATCAGACATACTTGTGCATGTTGTCGTTCATCCAATCTTGATGCTTTTTGCTAGTCAAGGCTGGAGCAACTTTAGCGTTTTCTGCTAAACCAAAACTCCGTCGAAAGTCTGCAAGAAATGAAGCGAGCTTGTCTTCCTGCAATTCTTTGATCAAGCCTAGGCAAAGTTCTCGATCGTTTTTAGTGAGTGGCTGATCTCCATCTGATACTCCTTTAATTTTAGCTGCAGGCTTGGAACTTTCTGCTCGTGCTGATGAAGAATCACGCATGGGGTTCTCAATTTCTTCGCGTGCCCAAAGCTGCCATGCAAGACCAAACGTAAATGCAGCGCAAGCAGCCAAAGCTCTTCTATGTGTATCTGTTAAATCGCGAGCGGTAACTTTTTCGTAGACAACAGGATTGTTCCTGTTGTCCATGATGGCCTGAGGGAAATCAGGAGTACGCTCACCATTAGGGCCGGTGAAATAACCGACGACATAGCCAGTGCCATTGGGCGCTTTCCAAACGTGGCTGCTATCTACATAGTGAGCTAAATGAAATTGAAAGCCTGGAGCGTGATCCAAAAGCAGCTTAGAAACACGACACCAGTTGACGTAATCCGCTTTGTAACTGCCAGTTCCTTTTTGGCTGACATCGTCAGTTGTGATGACGCTGGATAGATTAGGAAATGGCTGTAACGGTGATGATTGCACAGGGTTGTTCTGAGTCATGGGCATAACGGCGGGAGGCATTGAGGCTGATGACTTGTGCGTCATCGTTGAAAATCACACCTTCTGAAAGGGCGTCAAGAATACTTCGACTTAACTTGTCAACATCGCCTACGCGGGAAGTGCAGTGCTTAGGTGCTGCAGGTTTCAGTTGACCGTTGGTGCGAAAATGGTTTTTGGGTCTGGCAAAAACAAACGTTGCTGTGACTGCCATTGGCTTGTCTAGTATGGCATACCAGTCGTGAGGAAGCAAGCCCAGCGCAGTGTGCTTTACGTCTAAGCGCCATGGCTTAACCCTGTCGGAGGATTCAACCATGACGCCTTTGCCAATGTGCCTTTTACTGCCCTGTGGCGCAGGCTTGCCAAGAACAGTAAAAGTAAACGAATTAGAGGCGGGAAAAGTGTTCGTCGATTGCACCATCAAGCAAGCTTTGAGCTAGCGCAGATGCTGAGATCTTACGCTCACTGGTGCGAATAGTCCTGCCAGCAATTTCGACTTCAGCGGTGTAGCAAGGCGCTGCCTCTACTAATGCTTGTAGTTTTGCTTGACGATCCTCAGAAAGGACGATAGAAGCGGATTTCATAGGAAAGAAGTTGATGAACATGGGACTTACGCGGTTGCTGCCCACAATTACAGGTCTTTTTTAAAAGCCTCAAGAAAGGCTTTTTCAAGTGCCGTAAGTTTAGGGTTTTTTTGTTTTAGTGCAGCCTTGGCTCGTGCTTTGGCTTCTGCAATAAAATCGTCTGTTCTGATGTGACGCGAAAGACGGCTCATTGCTTGAGCTTTTCGCAGGCGCGCTGCCAGCCTTGCTCGCAATGATGTGCTTGCTGCTGGTCCAAAGTTGAAGTCAAGGAATACCAGGCAGCTACACCGAACAAAACACAGGCAACAACAGAAACAATCGTGTTGGTTTTTGCGCTGCTGCGTTCTGGGTCATAAAAGCCAGAACGCAGTTTGCGGGATTCATACTTGATCATGAGAAGTTGAGGTAGGCGACTCATGCTCTGCACTATGGCTTGGGTGGCATGCCATGTCAACCTTTTTTCTTGGCCTTAGGTTTTTTCTTTTCTTTTTTAGATCTACTCTTGACTTTCTCAACAGTCTCTAAATAACCAGGAGGTTCAGGAATGCCGCCTTGTTTCAGGATCCTTGCCCAATCCATGCAGTAGCTGTTTTTTGACTATAATTCATTGGTATCCTTTATTACGGATGCACAGAAGCCTCTTGCAGCGGATCAGGAGTGAGGAGCGTCAGGCGCGTGAGCCGGTTCTAGTCCGCATTTATTAGAAGTCAAAAGCGGCATATTTTGCTTTGTGGCGTCCATACGCCTCTTCCCATGCGTTAATGCAGTCTTGAGGCTCCTCCCTAATAATTTTGACTTTGCCAGGGCCTGAAACAACAGTGACGCACTGTGACACCACAATGCGTGGATAGTGCTGCTGCAACATTTTTACGTATGCACCACATTGCCCTGTTGCTGGTTTTCTGCTTGAAACGGCTTTAACGCTGCTAACACTTTTCAAGTCTCCTAGGATTGTCATTCCATCTTTTTGTTTGATTAAAAAATCAAAACTACCTGCAACACTGTTAAAGCGGTCAACTACGCGAAATTCAGTTGCGAGGGTCTCAATGCCTTTAAAAAGCTCATTGTCTAACAAAGCATCAATCCAGTCGCTCCATTTGTCGTCGTGCATATCGACTTCACCTCTGAGGTAGCGATCCAAGCTACGGTGAATTGTTTCACCTCTTACAAGCCAACCATCTTCACCGTGCTTGGTTTCTTCAATTTTTTTCTTAGCAAAAGGATTCAACTCCTCTTGCAAAACGTCGCAGACGCTTTCCAAAATCCAGTTTCCACGCCACCTATATCGATGTGGCTCTTTAAAAAAATCCAGTTCTGGTATTGGTTCTAGCAAGAGGGGGTTGCAGTTCTGGCACAGTATGGGCACAATCTGCAGGCAAATCAAGCCCAGAACGTGCCAGAACTAGAACAGATCACGAACACTCGCGTTCTTATAGACCCAAGGGTGATAGCTGAAATTGACAGAAAGAAACCAATTGGTGTCACTCGCACAGGATGGGTAAACCTGCTGCTGCAAAAAGCCATAGCCTCAGAACCCGAGCCGCTTTCGCGTGACTAACCCTGACAGCGAGGAACGATCATTTGATCTGCTGCAGTGGATTCCATACTGTCTTCCTGCTGAATATGACGACGATTTAGCGTTGGTCAGCTACTACAGCAAAGCGCAGTCAGAGCGGTCGAACCGCGCTCTGGATGCCTGGGACAAAGAGCACCCCTTCAAATCGAGCGATGAGCTAACTGCTTTTCAAGAACTTGAACGGCTTGGTGTGTACACAACTGCCGATTTTTATTCGCCAAGCAAAGCCAAGGATGGACACTACACCAACAGAATCAAGCAGCTCCGGGATGATTCCCGAAAGCCTGAAAGATCACAAGGAACTTTTAAACAGGCTCGAACATCACGCAAGCATCGTCCTCTCTAACGAAGAAGACGCTCTGCGTCGTTCTCAACTTTTGCGGCTTTATGCTGATGAAGTTGGTTTTCCGATTACGGAAAAAACAGCAGCAATTTTATTGCTGCGGGCGCAAGGTGCAGTTTCTGGTGTCTGCTTGCCACGAATGCGTGGCGAGAAAATGGACACAACCCCCACGCCTTGGGCTTGGGAAGGTGTCATTATGGCAGGCACTTTTAACCTGCTTGTAGCACCACCAAAGGTGGGTAAGTCTGCATTGATGGTTGGAATGATCAGCGCATGGTTTCACGGTGAAGATGCTTATTTAGGTCAGCCATTGCACGGTGTATGTCCAAAGGTTTTTATTGTTGGCACTGACCAGCCCGAGAGCGATTGGCACACGTTGTTCAAGCGTGAGGGTTTAGTTGATCGCGAAGGCAACATGGCTGGGCCTGTTGAGATGCTTTGGCACACAGGAGCGCCCTTACATCTCACAGAAGGTGGGATTGCACATCTTGGCGAGATAGCCAAAGCAAACCCTGGAGCTTTGTTCCTGCTTGACTCGTATCACGCCTGCTGTGCGCCTTTAGGGCTTGAGGAAGCAGCTAGCAGCTTTGATGGCCCTGCAAGGCAGCTAGCAGAGGCTCTAGCGCCTCACAAAGCCACGCTGGCAATGATCCACCACACCAACAAAAGCGTGAGCGGTGGTAACGCAACCAACGCCAGTAGAGGCAGCAACGCTTTGCCTGCAGCAGCCAGTCTCACAATCCTCATGAACTGGTTTAAGCAGCCTGCTGAGGGCCAGACACAGAATGATTATCGCGTGGTCTTGAAAACGCAAGGCAGAGCGAAGGGAACAACGCTGCTTATCGAGCTGCAAGACGACGGTTGGATTCATCACGGTGACGGCGAAAGCGTATTGGCTGCAGAAGCCATCCAAGAGGCTTCAGACGAGCTGTCAGGCCGTCAGGCAGACATCTTTGATCACATGTGCGAGCGATGGGCTGTTGGAGAGTTTCCTGTCAGCACAAACGAGCTGCAGGACATAGCCAAATGCAACGCGAGCAAGGTTCTGCGCGCTTTGAGGGCGTTAGAGAAAAAAGGGCTGGTTTATCAGCACGGACAGCTTGAAGCACTGGTTGCAGGTGGTCGTCCGCAGTTTCTTTGGGCTCCGATAGAAGCATCCAAGGATATTGGGGGTAGTAGGGGTGAAAGGGGTAATACCTCGCGCGCGTCATACGGAGAAATAGGTTTTACCCCTAAAACCCCTAAACCACCCAACACCCTTGGATCCTTTGTCGAGGGGTTTTTACCCCCTACCCCTGGAACACCTGTTGAGCTGCATCGAAACGGTGCTTGGAGCAACGGATGGGTTGTTGTTGACGCAAGCAACGCCAACAGCGTCAGGGCAGCGAAACTGGGCAATGCCAACATCACTGTTGGATCACTGCGATGGGATCTGGATGTGCGCCTCTGTCAGTCCAGTCCGTTCAAAGCAGCACCTGAAACATCTGATACATCAGACCCGTTTGACTTCTGATGCGTGTTCTTGTCGCCTGTGAATACAGCGGAAGAGTCCGCGATGCTTTTCGTCGTTATGGGCATGATGCTTGGTCTTGTGACTTGCTTGAGTGCGAAGCGGATCCGCAGTGGCACTATCAGTGCCCTGTTGAGGAGCTGCTGCACAATGGTTGGGATTTGATGGTTGCCCACCCGCCTTGTACCTTCCTAGCAATTAGCGGCATGTGGGCTACCTACTCAGGCAAGCGTGATCCAGCTCTTACTGACCAAGCCTTGGCGTTTGTACGCCTGCTTATGGATGCACCCATCCCCAGGTGGTGCATAGAAAATCCCATCAGCATGATCAGCACGGCAATTAGAAAGCCCGATCAAATCATCCAGCCATGGGAACACGGACACGGGGAAACGAAAGCCACCTGCTTTTGGCTCAAGAACCTGCCAAGGCTTAGGCCAAGCAACTGCGTAGAGGGCAGGGAGTGCAATATCATCAAGATGGCTCCAAGCCCTGATCGCTGGAAAGAGCGCAGCCGCACTTATCTAGGGGTTGCAGCGGCTATGGGTGAGCAATGGGGTAACCGTGTGTTGCCGCCAGTCGCTGAACAGCTAAGCCTCTTAGGTTGACGCCCTCCCCCTGGTATGCCATACTTATGACATCGGGAGGCGGAGATCGCTTCTCACCTGCAACACCTCAACTATGGACGCATTCACTCAAAGCCTCAATCTCTTCGAGTCCTTTGAACGCTTTCAAGACAAGCTAGAAGCCGACAACCTGCTCAAACTTCAACAGTTAGAATCCTCTAGCCGTTACTACGTCGAAGCATCACTAAACGGCAACCTTGAATGGACTGAGTGGGCTTATGACGAGCATGAGCTTGACTTGTTAAAGCAAGATGCAAAAGATTGCGGCTATTCCTACACCGTGGAGGAAGTTTGATTAACTAATTCCATGTCGGGGAGCCTGATGCCTGACTTTTCCCCCAGCAGGCTGAAAGCTATAAAATACCGAAAGGGAAGGCAGGGCAGCTTTGAGGTGCTGATCTATCCCCCGACATTCAACCCGATCGTTTCACGATGTTACCTCGATTCCCCCGTTCACCCCGATTCTGATCATGACCATTTCCGCAGAGCCCAAAGACGTTATCTCCTGTGAATTCGGCAGGAGGGCAGGCAGCAAAGAGCACTTAGTTGTTCTTTATGTCTTAGACACAGAAGAACGCTACGCAGGCGATACAGTTCTCTGCACTTTGGCCCCTAGCCAAAGGTGGATCCTTGACTTGTCTCCTGGTGATCTCGTAGATGTTCGCGAGAAAAGCTTTAGGCAAGGTCGCGATGAGTGGCTTGCTGATGCGATGCCAAACAACCGTCAGCCTTCTTATGACGCAGTCGTTCAGGAGACTTCAATCCAAACGACTATTGAGACAGGACTTGAAACCTCTTCTCCTGCGTTAGCTCCTGAACCACTTTCAGGCCCAAGGATCGAAACATACATATCTAATCCTGAGCTTTTCTCTATCTTCAATACTCTTAGTTCTTACGACACTAAAAAAGAAGCTGGAAGGCTTTTGCTTGAATACGCTCTCAAGAGTCTTCGCCCTTTTTGCAAGGCAATGGAGCCTTCACAGCTTTATGACGTGTTGAAAAACTCTTGACCTCTATGCCCTGCCACTAACCCTGGCAGGGCTTTTCACATGGCTAAACATGACTCCCTTCGCGCGAAACAGCGCCAAAATGACCTCAACGCTTTTCGTCGCTATGAACGCCAATACTGGCTCGCCTACGCCCGTAGCCAAAATCCGCACCCTCCCAACTGGCAATGTGCAAGTCACAGTCGGCAACTTCAGAGGCATTGTCAGCTCGACGCGCTCGACTGAACACAAAATTCGCCAACTCCGCTCCTATTGGCAAAAAGCTCACCATCACTTCTACCCTTGAACTACTCTTGCCTTAATTCCCTGTAAGATCGGGGCATGGGTAAAAAATCAACCAACTTAGAAATTCAAGAGCGCGTCAACACCATTTATCAGCTCTTGATCAAATCTTGGTCGCGTTTTGACATCCTTCAATACGCCGCGACTGAGTGGAATTTGTCCTCGCGCCAAACTGATGAATACCTTGCCCGAGCACGCAAGCTGATAGAAGAGGACTCAGCCATTGAACGTCCTCAGTGGCTAGCTGCTGCAGTTCGACGCCTTGCGGAATACGAAAAACGCGCTGGTCGTGATGATCAGGTGCAGACCGCAATTAAGGCTTTGGAGACTCAGGCCAAGCTGCTTCGTTTTGACATCTAATGCCCTTGCTTGACGGCTTAGCAGTCAATGAGCCGCTTTTGGCGTTTATTGAGCCTGTAGACGATAACCGTACTGAAGACATTGTTCAGGCTCTTACTGGTGGCTTAACAGCGCCACAGCGGCAAGTTTGGGACGCAGACCATCGGTTTAAATTGCTTTGCTCAGGGCGACGTTTTGGTAAAACCTACTTGTGCATAACTCGTTTGATTTGCTGGGCTATGGAAAAGCCTGGCAGCCTTTGTTGGTACGTTACGGCTAATTATCGAATGGCAAAACAGATTGCTTGGCGTCAATTAAAAACAATGACGCCAGATGGCATGATTGCCAAAAAAAACGAAACGGACCTTTCAATCGAGCTAATCAATGGCAGTGAGATTGCGCTTCGTGGCGCAGATAACGAGGACAGCTTGCGTGGTGTAAGCCTTTCTGCTTTGGTCGTTGATGAGGCTGCTTATGTCAAGCAGACAGCGTGGGAGATGGTTTTGCGTCCTGCTTTGTCGGATCAAAATGGTCCTGCATGGTTTATTACCACGCCTGCAGGCTTGAACTGGTTTCACGATTTATGGGAGCAAGCCCAAGACCAAGTTGATTGGGACACCTTTTCTTTCACGACCATTGATGGTGGCAATGTGTCGGCAGAAGAGATTGAAGCTGCACGCAACACGCTTGACGAACGCACTTTTAGGCAGGAATACCTTGCCAGTTTTGAGACGCTGTCTGGCAGGGTCTACCCAGGATTCAGCGATGACAACATATCTGAGGATATTAAAGACACTGGCGGTCCCATTTATTGGGGAACTGATTTCAACGTTTCCATCATGGCTGGTGTACTTGGCAGCAGGGTTGGCGACACGTTGCATATATGGGACGAGCTAGCCGTTAAGCAGTCAAATACTGATGAAGTTTGCTCAATGCTCAAACAACGCTTCCCTGATCGCAAGATCATTGCTTATCCAGACCCCACAGGCTCAGCGCGTAAAACGTCTTCTGCGGGCAGAACTGATCACGACATCATTAGGCGCTTTGGCTTTGGCTGTATCAGTCCAAAAGCGCCTTGGGCAGTTAAAGACAAAATTAACGCAACAAATATGATGATTAAAAGTGCCAAGGGAAGTATCCGTTTATTTGTCCACCCAAGATGTAAGCACACAATCAAGGCTCTCAAAAACGTAACCTTCAAAGAAGGTGCGGAGGATTACGTGATTGACAAAACAGCCAATATCGAGCACTGGACAGATGGCTTGGGGTATTTGATTTTGGCGGAATATAATCCTCTGCATGAGCGGGCAGGGCGTGGTACTGGCATTAGGCTTTACTAAACTGCAAGCACTAGGCGGGTCTGGCTGTGTATTCGGGTTTCTCTGGGCGGCAACGTATTGGCAACGTCACTCAGGTGAACGATCCGAATACCTCTTGGGTAAACATGGAGCCCCACTGGGGTTTGATCGAAACGCTACTTGGCGGAACGTACAAGATCAGAAAAGGCCACCGCAAATTTCTTTTTCAAGAACCAAGAGAGCTTGACGAGGCTTACGACAACAGGTTGCAACGATCAGTGCTTGCACCGTATTACGTCAGGTTGGAACGCATGTTGGCAGGGATGCTGACGCGTAAGCCTGTGCGCCTTGACGATGTATCAGACGTAATACGTGAGCAGCTGTTTGACGTTGACTTGCAAGGCAACGACTTGCAGACATGGTTATTTCAAACCAGCAGAATTTGCATCCGATATGGGCATGTTGGCGTTCTTGTAGATGCTCCAGCTGCTGGCGAAAACGGAAGACCTTACTGGGTAAGTTATACGCCAAGAGATATTTTAGGTTGGCGAACAGAATTAAAAGATGGCAAGCAACAACTAACGCAACTCAGGTTGCAAGAAAAAATTATTGTCCCTGATGGCTTGTATGGCGAAAAGCAAGTTGAGCAAGTCAGAGTCCTAACTCCTGGTGCCTTTGAAATTCACCAAAAAGATCAGCAAGGTGATTTTAAAGTTATTGATGAAGGCCGCACAAGCCTTAGTGAGATTCCTTTTAGTGTTGCCTACTCAAACCGCATGGGAGTGCTGGAGTCGATTCCGCCTCTTGCAGATATTGCTGAGTTGAACTTGCAGCACTATCAGGTCCAGTCTGATCTGAGCAATCAGTTGCATATCAGTGCTGTCCCGATGCTGGCGATCTTTGGCTTTCCGCAATCAGCTGAGGAGATCAGCGCAGGTCCAGGCGAAGCAATGGCATTACCAGAAGGTGCGTCTGCCCAGTACATCGAACCTGCAGGCAACAGCTATGACGCGCAGTTCCGCAGACTTGAGCAGATTGCTTCACAGATCAACGAACTAGGTTTGGCTGCTGTGCTTGGTTCCAAGCTGGTTGGTGAGACGGCAGAGGCTAAACGCATTGACCGCAGTCAAGGTGACAGCACGATGATGGTTGTGGCGCAGCAGATGCAAGACATGATCGATAACTGCTTGCGATTCCATGCTGAATACATGCAGGAGTCAAACGCTGGCAGCAGTTTGGTGAATCGTGATTTTATGGGAACAAGGCTTGAGCCTTTGGAAATCCAAGCGTTGTTGCAGCTCTATACCGCTGGCACCATTACACAGGAAACATTGTTGTTGCAGCTAGAAGCTGGCGAGGTGCTTGGCGATAACTTTGACGTTGAGAACGAACTAGAAGCAACGCAAAACGGCGGACTGATTGAGATGAACACGCCTGAGCCCACACCAGAGCCAGCAGAAGAGCGCACAATGCCAGAAGCGGAGGAAGTTGAGGATGTCGAATAATGAGCTGGTTAGACAAGCTGCAAAGACCAAGGCCACCACGCAAGCAAGTTTTGTATTTTGCTCAAGATGAGTTAATAAATCAGTATTTTGCGGTTATCAGGTTTACTTGGTTTTGTGATGGCAAACTTTGTGGAGTCACCGAAACAGCATTTCACAACTACGATGCAGATGTTATAGAAGAGCTAACCGTTGTTGTCGGTGATGCGTTGCGCGATGGTGCAGACGTATCAACTTTGTGTATTGCACCAGCTGATGAACTAGGTCTTGAGCCAACATGACAACACCAGCTGCGCTATATCGAAATGCGGTTGATTTAAACCGTTTTAGCAACAGCGTTGCAAAGCGCATTGCTGTTACCTACAACGATTTAATTCTTGAAGCTGTTGATCAACTGCGTGGCATTGATGAACTGTCAGCACCGGCCAAGGCGGCAAGGCTCCGTGTAATTCTGGCTCAACTCAAAGAATCGCTAGAGGGTTGGGCTGGAGCTAGCACTGCGCTTGCTGTCGAGGAGTTGCAAGGTTTAGCTGTTTTGCAGTCTGAGTTTGTCGAGGAGCAGCTACGCAAGGCATTACCGCTTGAGCTGCGTGATCAGATTCGCAGCATTCAAATCAGTCCGCAGTTTGCACAGTCTGTTGCGACGGTTGACCCAACAGCAATCAATGTTGTTTCGCTAAGCGATGACCTGCAGGCTGCTGTGACTGGAGCACCTACAACGTTCCAGCTGACGGCTGCACAGGGCACAACTATTACGTTGCCAAACGGCAAGGTTTTGGAAAAGTCGTTTCGTGGTCTTGCTGAATCGCAAGCTGATCTGTTTGCTAAAACTGTGCGGAATGGTCTACTAACTGGTGAATCAACAGACAAGCTGGCGAGACGCTTGAAAGGTCGTTTGCGTTTTGGACAACCTGGGAGCGCACGGCAAATTGCACAAGCTGGTGGCGAGGTGACAGCTGTTGCAAATCATCAGGTAATGGCGTTGGTGCGTACAAGCTTGAATCAAGTTGCTAACGCTTCGAGTCAGCAGACTTATGAAGCGAATCAAAGCGTCACCAGTCGGTATCGGTATGTAGCGACTTTGGATAGCAGGACCTCACCAATTTGTCGTGCCCTTGATGGTCAGGAGTTTGACTATGGGAAAGGTCCAGTACCGCCTCAACATTTTAATTGCAGGTCTACAACTGTTCCTTTGATTGATTATGAGGGCTTAGGCATCACGCCACCTAAGCCTGGCAAACGTCGCAGCAAGGATGGTTTAGTACCCGCAAACCAAAGTTATGGTCAATGGCTTAACAATCAAAGCAAGGAAACGAAAGCAGAGGTGCTTGGTCCTGAGAAGGTTCCGTACTTCAATCGTCTAGCCAAAAAGTATGGTGCAACTGACGCTATCCGCAAATTTGTTAGAGAGGACGGATCAGAGCTAACCTTGGAGCAGCTTCGCCGTCGTTATGGCTCTCCCAGCTAAGTACAAGTTCAAGGTGCAACAGGAAGAGGCTGCACCGTCTTGTCCTCCGCGTAAGCCTGCTGCGAAGGGTAAAGCTGCTAAAACTAAGGCACTT